AGGTGGCGGTGCTGAGAGGACAGGAGATTGACATTGTGAACGCCCCGGCCTGCATTGAAATCAGGGCAGGACTGACGCACGGCGTCAAGGCGATTACGGATTGTGTTTGGTTTTGCATCCACGCGACTGACGAGAAAGACCCGTCAAAAGTGGATGATGTTTTGATTGGAGTTTGATCATGCCTATTGCAGCAGCAGCAATTGCCGGGGGTGCAACATTAGTGGGTGGACTGTTTGGCGGTAACGCTGCCGCTGACGCATCCAGGCGGCAAGCAGACGCCTTGCGGGAAGACGCCAGAAACAGAATGTTCAGCCCTGTCGGGACGACAAACAGGTTTGGTACATCAAACGCTCAAATCGACCCGGCAACCGGGAAAGTTATCAGCGCAGGCTACGAACTGTCTCCAGAACTGAAAGCGTTACAGGACAGGTTCATGGGCCTGGCTGGTGATGGTCTGACGCAAATTGAGAACGCCCCTGGGATGTACGCACCTTTGACGGGCGCTGCCAGGAGTATGTACGACCTGGGGGCGCAGTACCTGGCTCAATCGCCAGAGGAAGTTGCTGCGAAATATATGCGCCAGCAGCAGGATTTGATTGACCCATCACGCCAGAGATCGTTTGCACAGTTGCAGCAGAATATGTTTAACACTGGCACTGGCGGTTTGTCTGTCGGCGCTACCGGGATGCGTCCAGGTGGTGGCATGGGCCTGTCAAGTGCCAACCCGCAAATGGAAGCGTACTACAACGCACAAGCCCAGCAAGATCGTCAATTGGCTCTAGACGCCGAGCGAATGGGAATGGAGCGTTACAAGTTTGGACAAGGGCTGTTTAGAACAGGCACCGAGACACTAGGCGACTACTACGGCGGTTTGACAGACGCCTACAAGCCATTTACCGCTGCAATGGGCGGCGTCACAGGCTTGGAGAAGACAGGCAGACTGTCCTTTGAAGACATGATTCGTCTGGGTGAAGCAGGCAAAGGTGGTCCCAGCAATGAGGCTGGCATCACTGCACAATATAAGGCTGATGCTTATAGCCCGTTTGGTGCTTTGTTCTCTGGTGCTGGGAAAAGCCCAGAGTTATCAGATGCGCTGTCAAGATACCTGCGTAATGCCAATTCCCAAGGCCCAGTAGGAATGTACGGGTACACTGGTATGAACTCTCCTGACTACATGGGGCGCTAATCATGAGTGAAATCGTTGAATCCCTGTTCGGCGTCAGCCCCGAGCGTTACCGCCAGCAGCAGGACATTGCCTTGCAGCGAGAGGCATTGGCCTATGCACAGCTTAATCCAATGCAACGCGCAGAAGCTAACATCTACGCTGGTGCCAGGCAGCTTGGCAGCGGTATTGGCAGGATGCTGGGCGGGGAAGACCCAGGGATGCGCCGGGTGACTGAGCAAGACCAGATCATTCGCAGCATCAACCTCAATGACCCAGAGACATTTGGGCCAGCGGCTCAACGTGCTTATCAAATGGGCCACACTGAACTGGCGCAGAAGATTCTGCTTGGTGCAGACACCGCATATCAACGGCAAGAGGCCACCAGGCAACGTGCTGCTCAAATGCAAACACGCCAGCAGACTGCCGAAGCGCAGGCGCTGCTGCCAGAACTGATGCGTGAAGCGCGACCCGAGCAGGTAGTAAGTGATGAGATGGGTTTTGACTATGTACGGCAAGCGCAAGCGGCTGGGATTAACCCAGATGTCCAAAGGCGTTTAATGGGAACGGCTCCTGGACAGGCTCTGTTGAAATCGTATATTGATACACAAGAGGCCATGCAAGGCCCAACAACAACTCTGGCTGAAGGCGCTAGTCTTGTTAGACGAAACCCAATCACAGGGGCAGTCACCACAGTGGCTACTGGTGCGCCAAAACCGCCTCCTGCGCCACCATCCCCAGGGTCAGATTTTAGTAGATTTGCGCGTGAAGTAGCCTTTGGAATTCCATACGAGAATTTGACAAAAGAGCAAGTTATAGAAATAAATAGGCGCGTTGATGCAGAGAAGAAATCTACTGCGTCTGCTGGTGCGGCAAGACTTACCGTGCAAGACAAACGAAACGAAATGGGTTTAAGAGAATTGGATGTGCCAAGAGCCAAAGAGTTTAGTGAGTCTGCTGCTTCTGCGCGAAGATTTGCTGGCGATGCTGAAGTAATAGCTAACTTGCTGAGAGGCAAGGGCGGCGGCACTGTTGTTAAAGTAGCATCTGATTTAGCTAGAAGTTTTGGACTTCAGTCAGACACCATAACCGCAAATGATTTGGCAAACTCCCTTGCAACCAGGGGTGCTGTGGCAATCCGGGCACCAGGTTCTGGTTCAACATCTGATATTGAGTTCAAGGCTTATTTAGCAGCCTTTCCATCATTGTCAAACTCTGAGTCGGGCCGCGACTTGATGGCAAAATATGCAAAAGAATTTTCTAAGAGAAGCTCACTACTCGCTGATCATGCGCGTAAGTTAATTCGTGATGATAAGTATTCTGAAGGAGAAATTGCTAGGTATGATGAAAGTCTTGGCAAAGTTCTTAATGATGAGTTTTACAACTTTTCAAAAGTAGCAGCTACACCAGGTGCAGCCAATGCCCGTAGCGCAGCAGCAGGAGCAGGCTTAATTGCTGCGCCAGCCCCGGCCCCAGCGCCTGCACCACAACCAGCGCCACAGCTACAGGCTCCAGCACCACAGCCAGCACCAGCGCCAATGGCGGCACCAGTGGCAGCAGTTAGACCACAGCCTGCACCACCTGCACCAGCAGCAGGACTTCTGTCAGGACAATTGGCGACACCAGTAAGGCCAGTGGCTGCACCAGAACGTCCAGCACCTGTTCCAGCAATGCCCTCTGGACCGGGCGCAGCAACACCGCAGGTGATACCTGACAATGTAAACTGGATGGCAAGCGGGAATGTTATCTACACCAACACTGACGGTAAAAAAGTGAATATAGGCAAGGCAAACACTCAAGCCGAAGTATTTAACTTGATTAAAAAACATGAAGCAAAAACACAGTCAAGGGGCCGCTAATCATGGCAACGACTAATGAACCATCAATCAATGAGCAAATTCTAGATTTGCGGGATGTGTTGCGTATTGCAGAGCAGGACAGAACCATCACTCCAGATGGTCAAAAAATGCTGAAGGATTTGGACACAGAAAGCTGGACAACTGGTGGCTTTGGTCAATTCTTGCAAGGCTTGACACTCAATTTCTCAGACAGCGCAATCGCCAGCATCAAGTCTATTTTCAAGACTGAGCCAATGGAGATAGCAAGCAAAATCGGTGCAATGAACCCAGACAGGCCAGCACCAACCTCTAGGCAGGTTGCAGGCGCAATGGAGGAAATTGGATTAAAGGAATACGCAGCAGCTAACCCAATTAAATCAGCAACAGCCAATATTGGCGGTGCTGTTTTACCTTCCTTGGTGTCAAAGCGCAGTCCCCTTGGATTGCCAGCGCAAATGGGTGTTGCTGGAGTTACTGGATTTACCTCTGGAATGGGTGAATCAGAGGCTGAGTTGTTTAGCCCTGAGTCATTCAAGTCTGGTGGCGGTAGTGCTGCTTTGGGTGCTGGCATCACTGCTGCATTTAAGCCAGTCAGCCTGGTTGCTGGAAACGTCTACAAGAGCCTGGTCAAATCTATTTTTGACAATCCCCAAAGGCTTGGCACTGACGAAGCCAGGCAGCTTGTCAAGCAGGCATTGGTGTCTGATGTTGGTGGCATTGACGAGGCCATTCAATTCATCTTGAAAAGTAAAAACAAGCCTTACGCTCTCGCTGACATTGGACCCAATACACAAGCATACCTTGATGCAGCGGCATCTATTCCTGGGCCTGGCAAGCAGGTAGCGAAAGACTTTCTTGAGAAGCGAGACAAGGGAATATTGGCAAGATTGACAAGCGATTTGCAAGTTGCTTTTGGCTCTAGGGCTGCTTTCTTTGATGAATTTGCTGCATTGAAAACAGCAAGGTCAGAACTTGGTGGGAAACTGTACGACAGGGCATTGCAAAAAGACGTACCAATCAATGCTGAACTGACTAAGCTATTTGAAAGACCGAGTGTCCAGGCTGCTTACGACAGAGCAATTAGGATTGCAAGAGAAGAAGGTGTAAAGCTGCCAAATGTGAAAATTGTAGAAGGCAAATTACAAACAGCAAACGGTAATCCAATCACAGACATAAACACCACCTTTCTCCATTACATGAAGATGGGACTAGATGATGTTGTGTATAACAGCAAAAACCCAGTGAGTGGAGTTGGTACAACTGAATTGGCAAAGGTGAAAGGAACTCGCATAGAGTTCTTAGACCAGATTGACGCAGCCAATCCACGCTACAAAATTGCAAGACAATTTTGGGCTGGAGATACTGCTGTACTTGATGCAATGGAAAATGGCAGGACAGTGTTTAACAAAACAGCGCAAGACGTTGATATTCTGTTAAACGATGTCAAGACCATGAACAAATCTGAGTTGGAGGGTTTGCGTATTGGAGTAATGCAAAATCTTTTAGACCAGTTGGGTGGGGCGCAGGTAGCAGAAACAGTTATGGGTGCAGCAGGAAACCCAGCATTAAAAATCTTGCAAAACAACAAGAATCTACGCATCATCAGAGAAACTTTCCCCAAGGATGAAGCTGGTGACAAGGCGTATAGTGTTTTTATCAAAAACCTCACCGATGAAGTGCAGATGAAAGGCACATCAAAAATAGTGCTGCAAGGCTCACAAACTGCTCAACGGCAGCAGGCCATTGCTGACGTTAAGGCTGGCGGTCAGGCAATGCGTGAGATGCCAATGATGAGTTTCCAATCAATCCTTCAAAGGGCATTGCAGCGTGATCTTGGGCAGCTTGGTGATGCACAGACAAGGGCAGTGGCTGATGAACTCACCAGAATTTTGACAGCGCAAGACCCAAAGAAACTTGCAAAGATAGCCAAGGAACTGTCTGGTCGAAGCATCTACGACATTGCCAGCAAGGACGCACCAGAGTTGTTGGCGGCACTTGGCAGGGCGACAATCGGACCTTATGCTGTTGGGTCAATGTCTGGAAATGTTGGGCCAAACATCAGCCAAATGGTTACCCCACAAATGCGTGGAATGTTCTCTCAATAGGAGATTGACTATGGATTGGCTCAAACAGATTGCACCGACGATTGCCACCGCATTGGGCGGTCCCTTGGCTGGCATGGCGGTGTCTGCCATCAGCAAAGCCATTGGCGTTGACCCCGAAAAGGTTGGTGACCTGATCTCCAGCAATAAGTTAAGCGCAGACCAAATCGCAATGGTCAAGCTGGCAGAGATTGAATTGCAAAAGCAAGCGCAGGAACTCGGCTTGAACTTTGAGAAGCTGGAAGTCGAGGACAGGAAATCCGCACGGGATATGCAATCAGCCACCAGGTCAATGATGCCGCCATTGCTGGCTGGTGCAGTGACGATTGGATTCTTCTCCATCATGGTGATGATGTTCTTCAACAAGATTGACGCAAACAACCCCGCTATCCTGATGATGCTGGGCAGTTTAGGCACAGCTTGGACGGGCATCATCGCTTACTATTTTGGCTCTAGCGCCGGGAGCCAGGCCAAGACAGATTTACTTTCAAAGAAGTGAGGACAATATGAAACCTGGACTTTATGCCAACATTAACGCCAAGCAAAAACGTATCGCCGCTGGCTCTGGCGAGAAGATGAACAAGGTCGGCAGCAAAGCAGCGCCAAGCGCCAAGGACTTCAAGCAAGCCGCTAAGACTGCAAAGAAGAAGCCATGAGCAAGGACAAACCACACTACCTGCCAGATGGCAAACTGTACAAAGGCGATACGCACAAAGTTGGCAGCAAGCTGATGTCAGGTGCAAAGCACACACCAACCAGCAAACCCCTGACGCATACACCTCCAGCTAAAAAGAAATGAAGACACCAGCCTGGCAGCGCAAGGAAGGACAGAACCCGAAAGGTGGACTCAACGCTGCTGGCAGGGCAAGCCTCAAGGCGGCTGGGCAGGACATCAAGGCACCCGTCAAGTCTGGTGACAACCCTCGACGCGCCAGCTTCCTCGCAAGGATGGGCGGCAATCCTGGCCCCGAGCGCAAGGACGGGAAACCAACCAGGCTGCTGCTCAGTCTTAAAGCGTGGGGCGCCAGCTAAGGCAGACGCCAAGGCCAAGGCCAAAGCAATCTCAGCGAGAAACAAATGACCCCTCACTTCACCCTTGATGAGTTGACGCATACTGACCATCGAAGCCTAGACAACACGCCAAATGCTGCTGAGTTGGCAAACCTTCAGCGCCTGGCAGAGTTTCTGGAGACAGTCAAAACCACGTTGGGCGGAAAGCCAATAATGATTTCCAGTGCCTTTCGCAGTAAGGCCGTAAATGACGCAGTGGGCAGTCGAGACACCTCAAGCCATAGGCTAGGCTTGGCTTGTGATTTCAAGGTGCCTGGGATGATTCCTGATGCCGTAGTGAGGACGATCATTGCAGCCAATCTGCCGTTTGACCAGATCATCAGAGAGTTTGACAGGTGGACGCATATCAGCATCAGCGACAAACCCCGGCGTCAGGCGCTCATCATCGACAAGGCCGGGACTCGGGTTTTCGTCTAAGTACCAAAGACCAAATTGCGCCACCAAACACTTTGGCAATAAATTGCATTGCAATAATTTCTGGCATTAAAACGCCAAAAGCAATTGTCGGGAAAGCAATTGAATCAACTGCAGCGCCTGCAACATTGGACACATTAGCACGTTTGAACCATGAACCAGTAATTTTTGCAAACACCGCCCAATCAGCAAGTGCCGCCAACATAAAAGACAGGGCAGAGGCTATAGCAATCATTCCAGCAGCAGGGTTAAGTGCGTAAGTTAGCAGTCCTGTACTGGCAATCAATGCACCCATTTGCCACATTTTTAGCTTTATATGTAACCAATCTCTCAATGCCAAATCAAGCCCAATAAAAATAAAAGCATTGATTGGACTGACCCACACCCCAAATGTGGCAATGGATAAATTTGCCAATGTCATGGCAATAGCGTAGGTAAAAATTGCTGCAATTAACATAAAAGTTCCTGTACTGGTTGAACATTCCACTTTGTTGGTGGATTGGTTGAATCAATGCGTTTTGCCATGCAACCAGCGCACTGTAAATATTCTGCGTGATGCAGAGCAACATTGGTGGAATCCGCGCTGGCTAAAGGCCACGGCCCACTTGATTGACCTAGCATCCGCATCCCGTGTACCCAAGGGATTTGTCTACCGTATGTGTTGACCAAGGCATTGAAAGCCTCATCCATTCTGCGACACCATTTTTCCGTTCCGATTTGCCAAAACTCACCAGCAGACCCAAAGCAAACCCGACCCCAAACGTCACATAATTCAAGCAAGTAGGAAAGTGGCAACCCAAGATGCCAAACTGGGATGCCCATGTCTTTCCGAAAAGGCCACGATTTGACCATCGCCTTTTGTTCTTCAACCGAGCCATCAATGACGTCAGGTACAACTGCCCAATGCGGATGCGCCAGCAATGGTTCCACCCAAGAGTAAAACCCATCACGGTCAAAAGGCAAGCCTCTTGTCTTGGCACTGAAAGCACCGTTGTCTAGCATCAACGATTGACCTATTTTTAAGCACCGTTTAAGGCTATCAGGACGGGCATACGAAACACAAAAATGCTTTCCTGCCATTGTTTCAATGGCTTTCATGGGCGTAATTGGCGTCCCGTGATAGTGAATCATTTGATCTTAGCAACCAGAGGTCAGTGCGATTAAAACAGCGTCTGCTCGTCCATCGTCCTTGACCCGGGCAAAGAGATGCGCCTCCCGAGGAAACAGTTCCATGACCCTCTGGCGTGAGCCATCTTTGCCCTTGGCGGCACCTGATTGTTTCTGCCAGGCTTGCGGAGTTGTGAAGGTGACAGGTATCTGCTTGGCGGCAAGCACTCCCTCAATGATGCCAACTGATCTGCCAAAGCTGAACATCGAGGAGACACCCTGGCCTGGCATTGCACCTACCTTCTCGACTGTTGCCCGGTGCGGTGAAAGCTGCTGCATCAACAGCGAGAGTCCAGCGGGACAGACTTGGCGTTTCTGGGCCTTGTTGCGCTCCACGGTGACGGTTGGCATATCGTGTACGCTGATCAGCACCCCGTTGACCAGGAGAGCAATAGCGCCTGATGCGCCAGGGTCAATGCCAATGACCCGAGAAAAAGAGGGGGGGGACAAATTGTCCCTCCCCAAGGTAGGCAACTGCATAGCCTGAGTTTCATTGTAGGTTGTCATGCGATTCCTTCAACTTGAGCGAACAAATCTGTGGTGCGACCATCATCAACTTGCGGCAACAAAGAAATCTGTGGCCTGACTGTCGCTAATGCTTTGCTCCATCTCATTTTTTTCCCAACAGGTTGGTCCGTGCGTCTGACTTTTCCGTCAGTGTGTTTCCACTGACCACCGCCTGCTATTCCTTCACAAACCCACCCGCTTGCTTTCAACGAAACGCCTGTTTCCTCGTCTGCCAAAATGTAAGTTTGAATACGCTCAAACCCCATTTCTTTGCCAGTTCTTGCAGCAGCGGCATACAACATTGAACAACAATTTCTGGTGCCATCAGTCACAAGCCTGGTGACTTCCAAGACCTTGGACGGGTGACCCGCTAAACGTGCCACTGGACGACCTACAACAGCAGCCCCATGCAAAACGCCTTCCACATCCACAATTCCCAAAGAGAACCTGTGTCCAATGCACGGGTGATGATGGCGGTGCCACGCGCTGATTGCAATGTTTGCTTGTTCCAGTTCAACTGGAATCACAAATAAATTGCTCATGCCAACTCAGGCCAAATCTTGGACCAATTGCCCTGGCACAGCATCTGCCGGGTGACGCTGCCGCCTGATGCAGCCTCCACCCGAATGGCCTCTGCGGGACTCATGTCCCGCCGACCACTGAGGCATTGGTACAGCCATTGCTCATTGAGTCCGACCTTCTCGGCGAGTTCCTGGCGCTGCTGCGCTGTGAGTTTGTTTTCCATGCCGAGAAGTCTAGCAGACTGCTATAGCCGCAAGTCAAGGAATTTGGCTAGGTGTTTACCCTTAAGGGTTTTCAGTTGAAATAATTCCTTGTGCTGCACTAGCGTGACGCTAGAATCTCAATCAAGCCCTCGCACTGTGCATAGGGTTTTAACCAGGACAACATCATGGAAGATTACGACGAAGACCTTGCCGCTTACATGGCTGACGATGGCTGTGAGCCTTGCGAAACGGACATCTGCCCTGCCTGCAATGGCAGTGGAGAGGGTGAGTTTGACGGTGCTGTTTGCCTGACTTGCCGTGGTCGGGGTGAAGCATGAACTGGCTGGCGGCAGTGCTGGTGGCCTTGGTGATGTCAGCGGCCTACTTGTTGGACGGCCCCAGCGAGCATGAGGCACGGGTGGACACCGTAGAGGAACGGATTCAGAAGATGTGTGGTGAAAACGCAGGCTGGAAGCTGCTGGAGGATGGCAGCATCCAGTGCTACACGCACAGGGGACTCAAGACAAGGAAGGTGACATTGTGAACAACGATGATGATTACACGCTTATTGATGAGGTCATGCACTGGGTAACAAAAATTTTCTTAGTGCTGATGACTATTACTTTTTTATCCGCTCTGGCGGGATTTATTTGGAGCATGACATGACAACAAACCTGGGCCAAGAGATAGAGCAAGAGCCGAATCAGTGGCGAGAAATGGTGGTGGTTAGCCTAGTCCGCGAGGGTGTCAACAAGCACCGGGCAAGGGAACTTGCTGACCACTTTGCAGCACAGCCAGAGCAACAAGATTCTTGTTTCTGCCACGATGGTGTGTCACTGCAAATTGTTAGCGGAGGTGCAGCGCCAGAAGGTTACTTAGGCAAGGTGACATTGCTGATTGATGGGAAGTATGTTGATTACGTCAAAGCACAGCCAGAGCAGGAACCTGTAACGTGTCGCTTTTGTCACAGCAAAAAAGGTTCATGGGCGTGGCAGTGCTACAACTGTGGCGAGATTGACGATGTTCAAAAGCCAACCCCACCAGCAGCACAGCGCCCGTGGCAGGGGCTGACGGAGGACGAAAAGTTTGAAATTGCGGCGGCTCAATATGGTTGGGAAGATTTGCTTATCGCGGCAGAAGCCAAGCTAAAGGAACTCAACAAATGACGATCACCGTTTTGAGTAAACGCATCCGCGATACGCTGGCCCTGGCGCCTGACGGCATGACAGCCAGTGAGTTGGCGATTGCTCTCAG